GGCGGCACCGGCACGACGATGTCCCCGGTGAACGTGACCTCAGTCGCCCCCGGAGAGGCCCCGAGGTTTGCCGGAGAGGCGCCGAAGCTCGCTCCCAGGGAGAGCGCCTGGGCGGCGCTCGTAGCGGCGCTCGGGAGTGCGTTCGTGAACTCGGTCAGGTCCGGGGCCGACAGTCCCTCGTTCAGGCCGATGTTGAAGCCCTCAGCCACGTCTCCGCCGATGCGCATCATCACCCGGCTCTGACTGCCCAGCTGGAACCCGGCGCCGAACACTCCCAGCGTGGCGTCGATGACCGCCTGGGCGGCGACCTTGATGGCGGCGATGCTGTTCGCCAGCCCCTCGGCCGTGCCCTCCCCCACCCCTTCGCCGATGGCGATGGAGCGCAGCTTGGCCTCTGCGGCGATGGCGTCCAGCTCGGCGAAGAACGCCTCGTCCCCCTGCTCCAGAGCGGCAGCGAGGCGAGGCCCGATCGTCTCGGCGACCTCCGGGCCGAACAGGCCCTCAGCGGTCTGGTTGGCCTCCTCCACGAGACGGAGCGTCCCGTCGGTGATGCGGGTGGCGAACGCCCGTTGGCGGGCCTCAGCGGTGTCCTCCTGCAGGGAGATGAAGTCGAACCTCGTCTCCATGTCGGCCAGGGCGACGTCTGAGGCGGCGGCGGCCTCGGCGGCGAGCCCGGCGCTCCCCACCCCCTGCTCGGCGAACGTCTGGGCGAGGTCGGTGGCGCCCCGGGCGATCAGCTTCTGCAGGTTGACCGTGAACGAGGCGGCGTCGGTGACCTGCTTGGCGTAGTTGGTCAGGAAGGCATCGACCGTGTCCTTGGCCTCGTCGCCGAACGTGGTGGCGAAGGCGTCCTGCACGCCCCCCAGCCCCTCCACGAAGGCGTCCCCGAGCTCCCGGGCCTTGTCGGCGAGCTTGCCCAGGTTCTCGTGCAGGTCCTCGACCGGGATGTTGGTCAGCGCCGACACCTCGGCGAACTGCTGCTCGGTGTCCGTCCCCCGGAGGAACGCAAGGGTCAGCTCGTCCAGCGCTGTGCGGGCCGCCACGATCGGATCGACCTGGATGCCGAGGTCCGTCTGTTGGGCCTTGAAGGCGGCGATGGCGTCGGCCCCCTGGAAGCCGAGCGCCAGCGCCTCGTCCTTGGTGATGCCGAGCTGCACGGCGAGGTCGTCGGCGCCGATGGACGTCTCGTTCATGGCCGCCAGGATCGAGTCGAGCCCAGTGACGGCCTCGGTCAGCTGCTTCCGCTTGAACGGGTCGATGGCCCGGTTGGCGTCCTCGGCGAGCTCGTTCCGGGCGTCGGCCACCGCAGTGAACTTGGCGGCCAGCGTGTCGAAGTTCCCACTGGAGATGGCGGCATTCACGTCGTCAACGATGCCCCCCAGGAAGTCCTCGGTGTCGCCCTGGTCCGACTGGATGCGGTTCTGGATGACCTCCACGCCGACAGCGATGGCGGCGAGGCCCCCGGCGGCCCGAGCGAACTTGGCGCCCGACCCGGCCCCGAAGACATCATCGAGCTTGTTGCCGAGCTTCCCGGCGGCCGTCTGGATCGTGCCGAAGTTCTGGAGGATCTTCCCGCCGATGATCATGACCGGCCCCAGGGCGGCGGCCAGCGCCAGAGCTCCCACGGCGGCCGTCTGCAGCGGCGCTGGCAGGGCGGAGAACAGGGCGGCGCCCTTGGCGAACAGGCTCAGCACCTCGGCGAGCACGGGCAAGGCGACGTTGCCGATGTCAGCGAGGGCCGTCTGGGCGGTGGCGGAGGCCTTGGCGAGCTCGGCGGCCTTGGTCGCATCGAACGCCCCGAAGGCGGAGTCCAGGGTGCCGGCGCTGTTGCTCAGGTTGTTGAACACGGCATCGACGGCGGCGCCCTCCTCCCGGGTGAGGGACAGCACCCCGACGAACCCCTCGGCGTCCTCGAACACTTCGCCCAGCGAGCCGCCCGTCTCCTCCAGGCCCTTGCGGACGTCCCGGAGGGTGCCGAGCAGCCCCTGGTCGGCCAGGCTCTCCCGGAGGCTCTCGCTCGAGAACCCGGCGGCCAACAGGGCCTCGGCTCCCTGCTGGGTCGGCTTGACGAGCTTCTGGAGGATGCCCGCAACGGCGGTGGCCGACTGGGAGGCGTCCCCCGACTCACGGGTCAGGAACGCCAGGGCGGCGCCCACGTCATCGAACCCCACTCCGAGCTCGGCGGCGAGAGGGAGGAGACGGCCGAACTGGGGGGCCAGCTGGGACGCCTCGGCCTTGCCTTCCTTCACGGTGTTGACGAGGATGTCCGTCGCCTGGGCGGCGTTCAGCACCTCGGGCCCGTAGGCGGCGACAGCTCCGGTGATGGCGTTCGCTACGTCCCTGGTGTCGCCCAGCCCGGCGGCGGCGGCCCGGGCTGAGGCGTCGAGGACGTCGAAGGCTTGCTGGCCGGTGAACCCGGCGGAGAAGATGGCCAGCAGCGCCTCGGACAGGTCGGTCAGGCTCTTGCCCGTCTCCCCGGCCAGGCTCCGGATGACGACGTTGGCCTGCTCGACCTGCTCGGCGGTGCCCCCGGCGAGGCCGATGGTCTGGGCGAGGGTCGTCTCCACGTCTGTGGCGATGCCGATGGCCTGCTTGCCGAGGAGGATCAGCGGGAGGGTCAGCCCGACGCTCAGTTTCTGCCCGGCGGACACGAAGGTGTCCCCGGCCCGGCCGATGCGGACCAGGCGGTCCTCGGCGATCTCCGCCTCACGCTGGATGCGCTTGATGTCCGCCAGGAGCGGGTCGGCGTCGGCGTCAATCGGCACGTTGATGTCCAGGCCCTCGCCCTGGGCCTCCAGGCTGCGGATGGCGGAGCTCGCCTGGGCGGTGTTGGCGTCCACCCGGACGTCCACGTCGAGTGTGTCGGGGACAGCCCCGAGCTCCTGCTCGATCTCCCGGCGGAGGTCGGCGCCGACCGTCTCCAGGGCGTTGCTCAGCTGCTGGGACATCTTCTGCCCGGCCTTGCTGAGGTTGATCTGGGAGAGCTCCTGGACGAACTTGTCGTCGTCGGGGCGGATGACGACGAAGGCCTCGCCAACCACGGTCATGCCGGGCTCTCCTGGGGCGTCTCGGGCACCACCGTCCCGACGGGCCGGGGGCGCTGGGCTGACGGGTCACGCAGGGGGGCTGGGCCCCCGGTCAGCGCCATCATTGCACGGTGGGCGGCCTCGGACACCGGACCCTGCCCCCACGTGTCCCGCTCGATCCAGAACGGCTGGTCCACGAGCTCTGCCACCCGGTTGTGAGGAAGGTGGGCCGTCTCGACCATCAGCATGTGGATCAGGTCGCACAGCGAGTCGAGGGTCAGCGCTTCTCGGTCCACCCCGAGGGTGGTCAGCTTGGCGTTGCAGTAGCTGCTGTTCGTGACCGCCCAAGCCGTCAGGTGGAGGGCGGTTCGGTAGGGCGGCCCGTGTACTCCTCCGCCAGCCACAGGAGGATCGGCCCGAGGTCGTCCTGCATGTTGAGGGCCCGGTCGGAGTCGTTCACGAGCGCCTGCCAGCGGCCACGCTGAGACTTGGCCATCTGGGTCGGGTCGAACGGGGGCGTCTCCCCGTTGACGGCGACCGGCTCCACGTCCATCAGCGCCCGGCGCACGAACCCAATCACAGCCCCGGCGTTCCAGATGCGCTCGCCCTCCGGCGTCACCCGCATCGCCAGGGCAAGGTCGGCCATCGCCTGGGGTGCGATGCGAGGCCAGCACTTGAACGTCTCGGACCAGGGCTCCCCGGTGCTAACCCGGATACCGGACACGGTGAAAGACAGAGGCTCGGGCTCAGCGGAGATGACGGCGAAGTCACGATGACGGGTCACGGCGCCGGAGCCTAGATCAGAAGCGGGCCCGCAAGTCGGGGAGGCTGTCGGCCAGGTAGCGGTTGGGTTGGGTGCCCGGGTGGTTCACGGACCTGATGCGGATGACCTTCCCGGCGGCGGGCCAGTAGAACACGAGGAACGGCTTGCGGCGGGCGGTGATCCTGTGGGGGATGGTCCCCTCGTGGTGGAGGAGGGCGATGGGGTCCTCAGAGCCCACCAGCACCTTGACGCCCTCGGGCCCGCCGACGACGAGGCGCTTCACGATGCTGTCCCGGAGGGTGCCCGGTCGGCGGCCTCCCGAGCGGGGAAGCGGGTCGCCCGGCGCACGCTTGTAGACGCCCACCCGGCGTCGGGCCCCGGCCTTCACGATGTCCCCCGCCACGAGGAGCGCCTTCGCCACCGGGCCGGAGGCGCCGTGGAGCACCTGGTTCAGCGCCCGGTTGTCGATGACGACGTGCCCGGCGAAGCTCCCCTTGAGCGCCATCAGGCGACCGGGATCACCAGAGCCACGTTGATGCGGAGCGTGGACCCGGCGAGCCCCCCGTCGGGGCCCTCGGGCGCCCACCCGTTCGGCGACCACTGGTGCACGCCGAACGGGCGGCCAGCGCTCTGATCCTTCGCCAGGAGGGCGTTCATCACGTGCGCCTGGTCCTGGTAGGTCAGCTGGGCCGTGTTCGTCACGGAAGCGGCCGACGGGAGCTCCGCCTCCCCTCCTCGCAGGTCGAGCTCGGCGGCGCTGAGGTCGCAGCGGACGATGGTGACGCCCAGCGTGGCTACCCGCATCGAGCGAGGCGCCGACGGCGACAGCGGGCCTGACGTCGGGAGGCTCACGTCGCCCTCGTAGCCGATGGTCCCCTCGGCCCACACGGCGACAAGCTCGCAGTCCCAGGCGGGCGCCCCGTGGCTGATCACCCGGCGGGCCGGGAGCAGCCACCCCTCGGTGTTGGCGATCTCCCACGCCTCCAAGGCGTCCATGACCGCCTGGCACCAGGCGAACAGGCGGTCACCCGGTTGCATCAGCCCACTCCTTCCGCACCTGCACGATCATCGCCCGGAGAGCCGTGTCCGACGAGCGCATGATGCGGGCCCGGTCCTCGTCGCCCCAGTCGTCGGTGTCCTGATACCAGTGCTCGAGGAGCGCCAGCGACTCCTCCCCGGTGGCGCCCAGCTGCCGGAGGCGGCGCTGCAGCTGGTCCATCTTGCTCTCCGTCTCGGGGACGGACATCCGGGGGGCCTGGTCGGGGCGGCTGGCGTACGGGTTCACAGGACCTCCAGGATGGCGGCTGCGGCACGCTCGGCGGCGTGCCCGTCCGTCGCACAGTAGATGCTCCGCACCATGCGCCGTCGGCTCTCCTCCCCCTCCCCGTACAGGGCCCGCACCAGAGCTCCCCGGAGCTCTCCCGGCCCGTCCGCTTGGGGCTGACCGGCGGGCCACTCCCAGAAGCGGCCCCCGTGGTGCACGTCCCGGCGGTACTTGGGGCTGTTCATCCAAACGACGGGCTTGCCGAGGGAGGCGAACTCGGGGAGGGCGCTGGTGTTATCGCCGATCAGCGCCTCGCACCCGGCGATCATGTGCCACCTCTCGGCTGGGGTGATGCCGAACGCCCCCCACCAGCGGGACAGCATGCCCCACGCCCGAGGGTGGCCGTGGCCGATCAACTCGTAGCCGAGGGCGGCGCAGTCGTCCCGGAGCTGTTCCAGCCCGGCCTTGAAGTGCGGGAACGCCCACCTCGTCTCGGGCAGCAGCGGGTTGTCCCAGTGGAACGTGACGGCGACCGTCATCGGCCGGGCGGCCCGGTTGCGGTGCCAGAAGTCGAGACGGGGGCAGCCCACGGCGACAGCCCGGGCGGCCGGGTAGCGGGCTCGCCATCTGCCGGCGACCGTCTCGTTGGGCGTGAGGAACAGGACGGCGTCGTCCCACCCGTGGGAGCCGGAGTACGACCGGGACCGGATGCCCTCGTAGGTCTGCCCGGCGCCGTGCTCCACGAGCACGAAGCGGCGGCCGGGGAGCTGTTGGGTGTCCCCGGCGGAGGCCACCATCACGAGGTTGCCCGGAGTGGCGGCCCCCACTGCCCGGAGACGGCCGTTGGGGAGGTTGCTGCCCGGTTGGTCAGCCATGTACGGCCCGGCCTTCCAGAACGTCCCTCGGGCCCCCTCCGGGAGCGCCTCCCAGACGGGCAGCAGGTGCTCTGCGTAGTGCGGCAGGCTGGCGAAGGCGTCGATCACCCGGCGGCCAGAGCGAGCTCGGCGAGCCAGAGCTCGTGCAGCGCCTCCCACGAGTGGGCCTGGGCCCAGGCGAACGACTGCCATGCGAGGTCCCCGAGCTCGTCGGCGGTGATGGCGTCGAGACGGGCGGCGAGCTTCATGGGGTCGGGCCGGTACGTGGCCAGCGGCCCACAGGGGGCGCCCACAGCTCCGGTCAGCGTGGCCGGTAGGAGCTCGGCCGGGTACCAGTCGTTCGGCGAGCAGTCCGTCATCATCAGCGGCAGCCCGGCGGCGGCGGCCTCCTGGGCGGGCAGGCACAGCCCTCCGTACTGGCGGGGAATGACGCACAGGTGGTGGCCGTAGTAGCCGTCCCAGTAGTGCGGCCGGTCGCCCTTCACCACGTCGAGGGTGATGTGCCGGGTGACCTGCCGGTAGGCGGGCACCTGCCCGTCCTGGCTCAGGACCGTCACGGTCATCGGGCGCTTCGCTCGGCGCAGCGTCATCAGCAGGAGACGGGTGCCGTTCCGGTCGGCCATGGCGAGCTTCCCGGCCGGGTGGAGCACCCGGAGCTCTCCGCCCGTGTACGGCTCGTAGGCGTCGGGGAAGCGGTCCAGCGCCACCGGCACCGGCACCAGCCGGGTGCTGTTCGGCAGCTGGTCGAGACGCCACGGCGTCGGCGCCCACCACGCCGTCGGTGGCGGCAAGTCCTTCTGCCGGTGGTGCTTGAAGAACTCGGGCATCACGTGGCAGACGGTCCCCACGCCGAGCTCTCGGGCCCACTCGACCATCCGCCAGTCGTAGAACGTCTCGGCGCTGTACGCCACGTCGAGGCCGTCCAGCCAGTTGACCACGTGGCGCTTGTCGAGCTGGTGGCCGTCGAACGGCAGCGTGATCACCCAGCGGGCCAGCCCCTCGTACCGCTCCGGGTGCCAGCCCCCGAACGCCTGGGAGCCCCCCATGCGAACGATGAGGATGCGGTCTACGTCGAGGTGGCGGGCGGCCTCCCACGTCACGTTCCCGAGGCCTCGGTTGTCCGCCCGGACGACGAGCCCGACCTTCACTCGGGCCGGGCCCCGAACACGGCGAACGACTCGGCCTCCCGGCCCCAGATGGCCTCCGTCTCGTCGGCCTCCAGGCCCCGGCGGGTCAGCCGCTCGATCAGGCTCTCCACGCTCCACAGCGAGCGGCGGGTGCCGTGCCAGACGGCCCACCGGAGCAACTTGCCCTGCACCGTCGGCTCCACGTCGTCGGCGACGAGCTCGGCGACAGGCCAGTTGGCCCTCGGCCCACCGATGACGCCCAGGACGTCTGCCTCCACGATGACGAGCTCGCCCCCCGGCGCCAGGCATCGGGCGCACTGGTCGAGCGCCACGTCGGCCTGGTCGTAGGGGAGCATGTGGAGGACGTGGTTGAGCAGGACCGTCTCGCACCGGCCGTGCCACTCCCCGAGGTCCTCGGCGGCGTCGGCGTAGAGCACCCCGGGCGGCAGCACGAGCCGGGGCCCCAGGTCGGCGTCGGGCCCCTCCGGGTCGTAGTCCCACGAGCCAAGATCGACATTGACCCAGCCGTCTCGCACGTCGAGCCCGCAGCCCACGTTGAGCCGGATCATGACGGCCTCCAGTAGCGCTCGGGAACGAACAGGCACGTCCGCCCGGCGCCATCCCCCAGCGGGGCGATCTGAGGCATCTGGCTACGGTAGGCCCTGATGGCGGCCGCCTTGCGGACCTTGGACCCGGTGCCGAGGAAGCCCGGGGCGTAATGGTGCACCGTGCCCACTTCCCAGCGGGTCAGAGCGGGCTCCACGCTCTCCGGCCACAGCACCCGGGCGGGAAGCTCCTCGTAGACGTACAGCTCCGGGCAGCGGGCCTGCCAGCCGAACGCCCTGATGCAGGCGGCGGCGACCTGCTCGTGGTCGGGGTGCATCAGCCCGGCCGGGCCGAGCACTGGGGGGCGCCCCAGCGCCTCCCACGTCCGCAGGAGCTTGTCGGTGATGTGGAACAGGAGCTCTTGCTTGGGCTCGTACTGGCCGTCAGGGAAGTCCAGATGGATCGGTGTCGCCCCGAGACGGGCGCACGCCTCGGCGTCCTCGTCCCGGCGGAGCGTCAGCGCCTCGTCGCTGTCCCGGAAGCCGCACGCCTCGTCGTAGGGGGTGGTCTGCACGTTGAGCGGCGCCCCGGCGAACACGGTCACCACCACGCAGTCGGGCCTTCCGGCCATCAGCTGCCCGCAGGACAGCACGGCGTCATCCAGGTGGGGGCTCACGATCATCAGAGGGTCCACGCCAGCTCCCCCTCTCCCGGGCCTCCACCAGCAGCCAGTAGACCTCCTCGACCCGGCCTCCCTCCTCCAGCAGCGCCATGCAGTAGTCGCCCATCGCCTGGAGCTCCTCGTCGGTCACGCTCCATCAGTACAGGCATCATCAGCCCTCCTCGTGCCAGGGGAAGTGCTCGGCCAAGGTGGCCTCGTCCTCCGCCCAGGCGAACGTGCAGTCGGGCGTAACGCCCGAGGCCTGGTAGAAGCTGGCCACGCCCAGGGAGAGCACCATCTCGGGCCAACCGCCCATCTGCCCCACCATGGTCTCCTCCAGGTGCGCCCGGCGAGACTCGATCCGCCAGAAGCGGCGCACCCCCGTCTCCGGATCCACGCTCTCGGCGGTCGCCCGCACCTTCACCAGCGCCACACGCCCCAGCATCAGTACCTCCTGCACCACAGAAGCCCACCCAGATGCGGGTGGCCCTTGATCGTCAACGCCCCGTGGTCGGCCAGACGCTGGACCATCGGCCCCCAGCGGTCGAGGTCGATGTGGGCCAGGTGGGGCATGCCGGGCCCGTGCCACTCCATCACCACCGCCTTGACCTTCGCCCAGTCAGCGTCGGCCAGCCCGTCGATGATCTCGTACTCGGAGCCCTCGCAGTCCAGCTTCAGAACGACCTCCCCCTGGACCGGCTCCAGCACGGCCGAGATGTCGAGCACAGCCACCTCGGGCCCGTCCACCCCGGCCCCGATGTGAGCGCCACCCCCAGAGCCCACCAGCGCATCCACCCGGGCCCAGCCCCCCACGGCGTGGTTGTGGCACGTGATCCTGTTCGCCACCCTGCAGGCCGCCACGTTCTCGAGCAGGCAGGCGAACGTCTCCGGGTGAGGCTCGTAGGCGTGCACGTCTCGGGCGCCGAGCATGGCCGCCAGCACGGAGAAGGCGCCCAGGTTGGCGCCGACGTCGATGACGGTCGCCCCGGCCAGCGGAAGCCCGGCCATCCCGTAGTCGTCGTTGTCCCACACCTCCTTGACGGCGTGGCTGTCGGAGACGCCCTCAGCCCAGCGGAACGTATGACGCAGCCTGCGGGGCCGGTAGGTGCCAGTGACCGTCTGGGCAGCGGCGGCGACCTCGGGGCTCTCCGGCACACGAGGGGCCCTCCTCAGGGCCCTCGGCGGAGGGGCTGGCGGCACAGGCCGGGACGCTTCCCTGATCTGGGCGGCGTCCATCGCTGTGACCAGAAGCTCCTCCATGCGGTGGGCGTAGGTGTCCCGGCCGAGCACGAGCTCCCTGTTGCGGACCCGGGCCCTCGCCACAGCGGCAGCGATCAGGTCGTTCGGGGGCTCCAGCACCTCGTCAATCAGCGTGCCGAGCTCGTCCATGTTGCCCAGGCTGTAGAGGGCGAGGTCGGGGTACATCTCGGCGAGCTTGGCGCTGTGCGGGTGGATGAGGTAGCCGCCCCGGCCCAGCGTCTCGGTCACCCTGTCGGACCAGTAGCCGCCCGGGTCGTCGGCCATCCCGGCCCAGCAGCTGTCGCCCACCACCACCGGCACGGTGGCGTAGAGCTCCCCCAGGTCGGCGTTGCGGATCGGTCGGCCCCCCTGATCGGCGGGCAGCACGGCGAAGGCGTCTCCGTAACGGGCTCTCAGATGAGAGACGACCTCCGCTCGTACCGGGTGCCAGTCGGGGTGCGGGTACGGGAAGCTCCCGACCATGACCACCTTCCACGGCCACCGCTTGGGGTTCGGCCGGTACACGGCGTTGGCCTCGGCCCGGTCCACCCCCGGCGGCATCCAGTGGGCCCGCACACCGTGGGCGGCCCAGTCGCCCGAGTCGGGCGTGAACAGGAGGTCCGTCCGGAAGAACGGCTCCGAGTCCACCATCCCCTCACGCTCGATGCCGAGGTAGCGGTCCAGGTGGAACGACACGATGGGCACCCCGGCGGCCCGCAGCTGTTCCAGCATCCCGTTCGCCTGGGCGGGCGGCACGCCCCACGTGCGAGTCCAGATGAACAGGTCCGGGGGCGCCTGCCCGAGGCGGCCCGGCCGGTTGCCCCCGTGGAGCAGGGCCTTGGTCTGCTGGTCGAGCTGGGTGCGGTTCTCCTGGAGACGGACCACGCTGTGGCCGAGCTCGGTGAGGGCGGCGGCCACGTGGACCTCGGTGCACCAGGGGCGGGTGAAGTTGCCGATGTAGGCGATGCGCATGGCGCCAGACGTTACCGGGGTTAGCGGCCCCGAGAACGCAGAGCGCCCCCCGGCCCTGGTGTGGACGGGGGGCGCTGCTTGGACCAGGTGGGGGGGAGCCTTCCTGCCCCGGGGCGTTTCCCGCACCCGGCGAGGTCTCCCCCCCTGAGGGTCAGGCGTTCGCCTTCGCCTTCTTGGCTGCACGGCGCTCACGGGCTGCGGCGTTGCGGGCAGCCCGCTTCACTGCGACCGGGTCGATGTCGCCAACCTCGGGGGCCGGGTCCGGCGTCTCGACCACGATGGTGATCGACTCGGGGACCTCGATGACCTCGGGGGCCGGGGCCGTCCGGGGAACGACGGGGCCCTGGATGCCGAGGAACTCCGCCACAGCGGCGTTGGCGTCGAGCGCCTTGACCGTGTTGCGGGCCGAGTCGATGACCGGCCACAGGTCGGCCGGGACCGGGCTGAAGTTCTTGTGGTTGGCGAAGTGGGCCGCCTTCGCCATGAACTCGATCAGCTGCGCCGAGGTGAACTCGACCGTGGACTGGCGGGTGCCGGGCTTGACGACCTTGGCGCCCTTGGGGGCCTCCGCCATGAGGAAGCGGCCGGGGACGGTGATGGTGAGGGTGGGCTGGGTCTTGCTCATGGTGGGCCTCCTGGCCTCGTGCTGGGTTGGGGTCCGGCCCCCCGGGGCGGGTCACGCAGGCAGTTTGCATCCGGCGTCCCTGCCGCCCCTCGGGGTCGGGCCGCTCGGAGCCCCCTTCCCGGTCTGCGTTACCGACCGGGTGGTGCCTCGGCCTCCGTTACGGGCCGGGGGCGGGAGCTCTTTGCGACAGGTCCAGACTAACAGCGATTAGCCGCTCCGTCTACGCCCCCGAACCTGCCCAGATGCGGAAACTTTCCCGGTCAGAAGCTCCCCGGGCGCCGGTACGACTGTCGGGTCCGCTGGCCGGGCTGGAAGATCGTCGCCCCCCTGGACGCCTGCCCCAGGTTCTCGGACTGCACCCACAGGTCCACCTCGGGGAGCCCCGTCAGGCCCTTGGCGAACAGCTCCAGAGGGTCGAGCACGGCGGCCACCGTCACGCCCTGGCGGGTGATGGCGGTCACCCGCTTGGGGAGGCGGCACGCCCCGATCGTCTCGGGCTGGCAGCCGAGGGCGAGCTGGCAGCCGAGGATGGCGGCGCTCATGACGCCCCCGATGGGCGGCTCCTCGCCGTAGGTGATCGTCAGCTCGTACGTGCCCTCCTCCGTCGGGGGGGCGTCTACCCGCTGGCAGCACGGCCACCCCTGCCGGGAGCCCGGGTCCGTCTCGTCGGGCAGCCACACGAGCTTGAAGCCGTCATCGATCCGCATGCGGGCGGCGTCCACGGCCACGCCGTCGATCATGGCCGTGACCTCGGTGACGGGGTACACGGGCAGGATCAGCTCGCTCCAAGTCGAGCACCCGCAGCTGTTCCACGTGGAACAACCGCAGAAGTACTGGCCGGTCGGCGCCCAGCGGTAGCGGTCGAGGCCCGTGCACGGGCGGACCGTCTGCTCACAGCTCCCGGACCAGCGGCGCTTGGTCAGGTTGAACAGGATGTCGCTGGCCCACTGGAGTGTGTCGCCGAGCAGCCCGGCGTCGAACTCGTAGTCGTCGCAGGGCGAGCAGACGTCGGCGAGGGTCGCCCAGGGTGCGCAGGTGCCCGGCATCGTCTCAGTCTCCCACGGTCACGAGCTCCGGCCCGGGAGGCGTTTGGGCCCGGGCCGGAGCTCTGGGACAGGTCTAGCTGGCGACGAGCTCGGTGTACCCGCAGACAGGCGTCGGGTAGCTCGCAGTCTCGATCCACTGGTGCACCCGGTCGCTGGTGGCGGGCCAGTCGTTGCCCGGGCCGTCGAACCAGTTGGGGTTCTCCACGGCCTGCCCCGAGAACACGGGCAGCAGGGCGCCGTTCTGATGGGTGTAGTCGCCGAGGCGCAGGTTCTGCACCCTCGGGTAGACGTGCCAGGCGTACGGGGAGTCCACGTCCAGGGCGCCGTTGTCGATGCGGAGAGCCCAGAGCTCGATGCTCACACCGGCACCCGTCACGATGCCCAGCGGCGGGGCGGCGAAGCCCACGAGGCCCCCGGCCTCCAGGACGTCTCCGCCGGAGATGGCGGCCTCCAGGTACGGGTCAGGGGTGCACAGGGTGAGGGTGAGGTCGAGGCGCTTGAAGGTGTCGGCGCTCCGGTAGTTCACGCAGACGCCACCGTTGGCGCCCTTCTCCTCGATCTCGTCACCGTCGGTGTAGACGGGCGAGACGGCCAGCGACGACAGGGCGTTGCTGACGATCATGGTGTCCGTGCCCGGAAGCGGGACGCCCGACAGGTCGAGCGCAGTCACCCGCATCGCAATGGCTTGGACCTGGGGCAAG